AAATGCAATCCGTTGAACAACAGCCCAAACAAGATACAACAGATTTCAATGCGCATCTATCAGGAGTAAAACCAGTCTACAAAAGTGTTGACATGGGAGAACCTGTGGAATTGAACCTTTTGGGACCCGATGGCAATTTTGATGATGATACCAAACGTTACTTCAAAGTCAGCCGCAACAACAAAGGTGAGAAAAAAGTTAACAGTATTGAAAGCAAGCCAATTCGCAGAGATTTGGGGAAGGCCAAAAAATAATGACACACATGGACACAACATATAATTTAAGTGTTACTGCCAAGAATCTCGTGGATGGAAGTGGCAGCACCATGACAATCAACACCAACATGCCCCAGGATCTTTTGCGTCTCTTGCAATTGAGCGGCCAAGACAGTGTTTACACCCTCAATATCACACAAAATCATCATGATCATGATGTGGGCTTGAAAGTGGACAGCAACAGTTGCACAACAATCACCACCAACGATCCGCAGGATTTAATTCAGGCCATTGCACCACAATCTGTAAAACCCTGCGGATGCGAACAAGCATGTGATTGCCAAGCATCCTCAGACTATGCTCTCATGGAGCAACAAGCTGAATATGATTATGGCCATGAAGATGCCACGGATGAACAAATTGAATTTGATATCAAGGACTACAACTTCAAAGGCCGAGCTGATCTACCAGAACGTTTGAGCAGTGCTAGATATGGAAGCAATCCCTTGCGCAGTGAGATGCGTGAAGGCAAAAGCTATGAAAATCTACGCAACATGTATGAACAATTCCTCCTGGAAAGTGAAAACGATGCAGGACAACTGAGTCCTCTAACAGCAGATAACCGCAATGAATTTTTGCATGATCCACTGGCTGGTGAAGATGCTGTAACAGATGGCAGCAGAAGTCCACTGAGCAGAATAGAAAGACAAAAACTACCGGACTGAAAAAGTGATTATCAGAACTCAACAAATAGTAACACTGAACATCATTTATTATATGCCAGATTATCATAATCTGCTACAAGAGTTTATCTGGACATGTGATGATTGGGTGCCTGAACTTCAGCGCACCCATAAATTTCTCTGGCATTGGAAACACAATGTGGATGCAGTGATCAAGGAAATTGTGCTGGGAATAAATCATCGCAGTTTTAACAGCTACACAAATGTAGATCAAATTTTGAATTTAAACTGAACATGGCAAAAAATCCATTACTGGCGCAGGAGGTGAATCTAGTCAAAGCACCTCATCAAAAAATTGCATTGACCAAAGAGCAACAAGCTGAATTTATCAGATGTGCAATAGATCCTGTTTATTTTGCCAACAATTATGTGTATGTGCAACATCCCACACAGGGCAAGGTGCCATTCAAGCTGTTTGATTATCAGACACAGATGATCAGCACCTACAACAATCACAGACAAGTGATTGCTATGTGCAGCCGTCAATTGGGAAAAACTGCCACCAGTGCTGCATATATTTTGTGGTTCAGCATTTTTCAAGAAACTGTGAATGTGTTGATTGCTGCCAACAAGTTTAGATCAGCAACAGAAATCATGGACAGAATAAGATTTGCCTATGAAGAATTACCAGACTGGTTGCGCCCGGGTGTTACCACCTACAACGTGCAAAAGATTGTTTTTGACAATAGCAGCAAAATAGAAAGCACCACCACAACACCTGACAGCGGACGTGGCAAAAGTATCAGTCTCTTGTATTGTTTGGCCGGAGAAACCGAAGTAACCGTACGAAACAAGCATACTGGCGAGATTGAAACACTCGCTTTGAAAGAACTGCATAACAGAACTTCGAAAAAACCGTGAGATAACGTGGCTTTCGTCATAAATAAATGATGACAAAGCTTGAGCAATTTAAAATACGCAACCGCAAACGTAATAGGCATTTGTATACAGCGGAATCAATTGAAGGAATTGATTTTGTAATATGCCCTGTTAGCGGAGAGCGCCTTAGTATGATAAGAAATGATTATATTTCAAAGATATTAGGCATTGATCCAAATGTCTATTGGAAACAGTACGAACATATGCAACGCTGTTCTCAAAAAAGGAAAATCAACATCAAAACAGGACTGTCAGTAGTTGATGATGCCACAGGTTTGACCAAACATGAGCTCGGTATCAAAAAATCGCAGGTTACAAAAAGTATTCCGGATTCCCAAGGGCAAACTATACACCAAAAAATTGGGCAAAGAACACGAGCTACACATATGTCAAACATTGACCAGTTTGGTCGAAATGGCTATAGTCAAAGTGCAGTCAGAAACATTATCAAGGGTAATCAAACAAAAGCCGAAAGAGGTCTTATCTTATATCCACATGAAAGAAGTCTATATTATAGATATAAAACTGTCGTCTTGTATCTCACAACCAAAAATAGACCTCAATTGCTGGAAAACACTGACATCAAATTGGGACTAGCAGGAGAACCAAACGCTTATCATATTGATCACAAATACAGCATTTATTCAGGGTGGAAAAACAAAGTGTCACCTTTGATTATCGCTAGTATTGAAAATCTGCAACTGCTGCCATGGAAAGAAAATATCAGTAAACATACTAGATCGAGCATCGACCTGGATCAATTGCTAAGTATGTGTAAGACCAACTTAGCAGATAACAAAGAGCAATTTGATAAAATCATGCAAATTCTTATACAAGATAGTCAAGATGAGGTTCCTCCAACCGGAGCGTTTGTGCTAGAGAGATATTATGCAACAACATTACTTTGAAAATAGCGATTATGAGATACTGACTCCGTTTGGGTGGGAAGATTTTGAAGGCATCATCTGCAACGAAGATGCCAACAAAGATTCCCGAGTTCTTGTTTTGCAAAACGGGTTATCTATTACTGCTACAAATGATCATAGATTTTATACCAAGAACGGCGAAACAAAGGCAAGTGAACTTGCAATAGGTGATTGGTTAGATACCGAACACGGATTTGTTGAAATTGTTTCAATTGATGAGATTGTCTTGCAACACACCTATGACATCTTCAATAGCACAAATCATATTATATATGCCAATAAAATTAAGAGTCATCAATGTGACGAGTTGGCCTTCGTAAAATCCAGAATAGCAGAAGAATTTTGGACAGCCATCAGCCCCACACTGGCCACTGGTGGTAAATGCATCATCACCAGCACGCCCAATGGTGATGAAGATACCTTTGCACAAATTTGGTATGGCGCCAACAGAATCCAGGATGAATATGGAAATGACGATCCAGATGGTGTGGGTGCAAATGGTTTCAAGGCATTCATGGCAACTTGGGATCAGCATCCTGACAGAGACGAAGAATGGGCCAAGAAAGAACGTGCCAAGATTGGTTATGAAAAATTTGCCAGAGAATACGAGCTCAAATTCCTCACAGCTGATACAACACTCATTGACAGCAGGGTATTGAGCAGTCTGGTTAGCAAAGAAAGCACCTTCAAAACTGGTGAAATAAAATGGTGGATGAAACCACAAGCCAACGGTATATATTGTGTGAGTTTGGACCCCAGTGCAGGTGTGGGCAGAGATTTTGGTGCAATCCAAGTATGGAAATTGCCTGAAATGCAACAGGTGGCAGAATGGATGCACAACAGAAGCAGTGTTGCCATGCAATTGAAAACCCTGATTCAAATTTTGCAATTTTTGGATAGAGAGATCAGGAAATTGCCTGACCAATTGGGAGAACCAGATCTCTACTGGACTTTTGAAAACAACAGTTATGGACAAAGTGTAATTGAATTGCTCAACGAAGTGAGCCTGGATAACATTCCTGGTCAGCTCATGAGCGAGCCTGGTCAATCTCAACAGCGCATGCGCAGAGGATTCAACACCAATGTCAAAACCAAAAGCCAGGCCATAACCAAATTCAAAAGCCTCATCGAGAGCAACAGAATGCAGATCTACAGCAAACCACTGGTGAGTCAGCTGAAAAACTTTGTGAGCAAAGGGGATAGTTTTGCTGCCAAAAGTGGTGAAAACGATGATTTGGTGAGTGCCACACTGTTGATTGTGCGCATGAGTCAAATGATTGGCAAATGGGATGACAGAACAGCAGCCACTCTCATGGACAACAGTTTGTTGGAAATAGATGGATTGCAAGAACCCATGCCCATTGCTGTAAGCATTTGGTAATAAATACAGCAAGTAAATTGGGCACATGATATGACTGAACAACAAGATCCAGAAAATGCTGCCATGGCGCAAATGATTTTCACCATTCTCAGTGGTAAGAATCACAAAGTGATCATGTATGATCCCTCTGGCAAGAGAGTTTTTGACCCTTCACAAGCCAACAGATTGTTTTGCACAGACCTCAACATGATGGTGCAGTTGGGCTACACCAAAGGCAGCAGTCAAAAACCCAGTGTGACTTTTCACACAAGTGCTACAACCCCCTTGCGAGATGTGGAAGAAATTCGCAACACCTTGCGTCAGCACAACAGCTTTGATCACAGTTTCAATCTCATGCCATATGGTAAAAATCTCGAACCCAAGAATTTCAAAAACATGAACAAAACAGAAGTAACAGAAAGTGCCTGGACAGGCAGCACAAGAACCAGCAGATGGAAAACAGGTGTCACAGAAGTGGTGATCCGACACAACCAACGTCTGGAAGACAGTGAGAACCCTCGCCGCTGGACACGCATTGCTGACATCTTCATCCATGGTGCAGATGGCAGCAGATACAAGTTCCCCTACCGTCACATCCTGGGAGCCAAGGCCATGGCGCAACACTTGGACCAACAAGGCGCCCCTTGGGATGAAACTGGCAACATACTTCAGGATATCCTGGATCTCACCATGCAGGTTCGCAAGCTCAAGAGATGGGCTGTGAACAATCAACCCAACTGCTTGGATGCCATTCACAATCTGCAAAGAGACATCAAACACATACTCCACAAGATCAGTCAACCCAACAGTTATGCACAAGCTGTGGACCAGGCCAAACAGATGCACCCCACCTGGCAACAAGTGCCTGTGAGCATAGATATCACATGGCCACAAGGCATGGACAAGGCTGTCTCCATGCTGCACAGTTATCTGCCACATGAACATCAGCCCACTGCCATGGATCACATGGACTACCTAGAACCCGAGGAACACAATATGGATCAAATGGATCAGGACGATCAGGCCTTTCCTGAAGCAAGAGAGCTCAACGAGTGGTTTGGGCAATTTGACGTAAGCAAAATATTTGAACAACAACCCAGTGAGCTGGAAAAGACTATTGCAGTTAACCAAGAGGAGCATGGCAAGGAAGATCCTCGTCAAGTGTATCAGGATGTCAAAGATGATGTGATGGGTCTCACCAATACTTTTGAAAAGGATCCTCAAGCAGCATTGGATCAGATTACCAAAACACTGGAAAAACTCAAAAAACTCAAAATGTGATATTGGCCAGTGTCGTGTATATCCTGGCACATGGATCCATGTGCCAGGATTGAGGGTGGAAAAATGCGTGGGTGCAATCAAAAATATTGATTGCACTATTGATTATTCTTGAAATTTTGTCTAACATATTAATGTTACTGATGCAAAGCAGCAATGTTTGTGCAATAGTATCGTAACCTTATAGGCACAATAGAAAGGACAGTATGTCATGGCACTTAATTTAGCACAGATTAGAGAAAAGCTACTCGCACAACAAGCACAAAAAGACAAGCCCCGCACAGGTGGTGGAGATAATGCAAATTATCCGTTTTGGGCCAATCCAGATGGTTCCACAGCCACACTGCGTTTCCTACCAGACGGAGATTCCAGCAATGACTTCTTCTGGGTAGAACGACTGATTATCAAACTCCCATTCTCAGGTATCAAAGGTGACAGCAGCAGCCGTCCCACAGACGTGCAAGTTCCTTGCATGGACATGTGGAAACCAGGCAGTTGCCCCGTCAATGCCGAAATCCGCCCCTGGTGGAAAGGTGGCAAGGACATGGAAGATCTTGCTCGCAAGTATTGGCGTAAAAAGAGCTTTTTGTTCCAGGGATTTGTTGTTCAGAACCCCAACCCAGAAGATGCTGCAAATGTTCCTGAAAACCCCATCCGCCGTTTTGTGATCAATCCCAGCGTGTTTGATCGCATCAAGACTGTGTTCATGGATCAGGAAGTGGAAAACAGCCCAGTGGGTTATGAAGATGGTTTGGATTTCCGTCTGGTCAAGGGCACCAAGGGGCAGTATGCTGATTATGGCAGCAGCTCATGGGCTCGTAGGGAACGTGCTCTCAGCACGGAAGAACTTCAGGCCATTGACAAGTTTGGGTTGTTCCACCTCAGCAACTATCTACCCAAGAAACCAGATGAAGATCATCTACAAGCAATCATTGACATGTTCCATGACAGCGTGGATGAAAAACCATATGATCCTACCAAGTATTCGCAATACTACAGGCCCTATGGTCTTAAAACTGATGAAACAAATGACCAGGTCATGGACACTGTGAAAACCAGTGTACAAGTGCCCCGCAATGTAAAAATCACAGCACCTGTGGCAACCACCACCGATGATGTGCCATTTGATGTGGACACCAAGGCTGCTGCCACCCCAGCAGCTTCTGAGGAAGCTCCCAAGAAGCTTACCAGTCCAGAAGACATCCTGGCTGCAATTCGCAAGCGCAACCAGGCCAAGGGATAACTAAAATTATCCTGGGAGGGCTCTTGACGGGCCCTCCCTTTCTGTCTATATATACATATGATCAATAACAAGGACAGCCATGACAGTCAAAACATTAGATTTAACCAAATTTAGAAAAGATATTACCAAAAATATTCCTGGCTTGAGCGTGGGCTTTAGAGATCCCAAGGTGTGGATCAGCACAGGCAACTATGCACTCAATTATGCCATTAGCGGCAGGTTCAGAGATGGCGGCATCCCCTTGGGCAAAGTTGCTGTTTTGGCTGGAGAAAGTGGCTGTTTACCATCTATCGCCAAGGTGCGGGCTAGGATAAAAAAGAGATAATTTTTTATCCAGATTGATCGCATAACATAAATACTTTTGAAAAAGAGAGATATGGTATGCGATCAATTTTTGATAGAAAATACTTCAAAGAAGCAGGAATCAATCAATCAATGTTCAATAGTCAACAAATAGAAGAGATTGAACAAATAGCAACAGAGTCATACCCTATGAGTGCTGGTAAAGTCGATCAGTTGATAACTGTAATCAAAAACCAGCCTAACTCAATTTATAAATCATGGATCAGATATCAAGAGCTATCTACTAGCAATGTGGATGTAAAACTAAAAAGCAGCCTTGTATATATCTATGGTGATAAGATTGGCGAATGCATCCACCATAATAGGGGGATGTTTCTGTCAAGTAAAAAGAGAAAAGCAAGCAGCTACGAAGAGGGGTATGTTAACTCACTAGAATTACTCCAGGAGAGAAACATCACCTGGGACAAGTTAACATGTCTACAACAAGACAGAATCTGTGCACTGCTAAAATATGTTGATCGTAACAAACACCATTATTTGCGATATACAGCATCCTGGTTCATTATACAAAATCTCACAAACTATGTGGGGAGATATAAAAGAATTAAATCAGCCGGGCAAACAAGTCTCTATTCATATGTGCTCAGATATGGTGCACGTTTGGGGAAAGAGTTATATGATACAGCATGCGGAAAGAAGACAGCTCACTTCACAAACACACTAGGCTATTGGACTGATAAGGGGCTAAGCCTTCAAGGGGCTGAACATCAAGTGCGTCTTGTTCAAAAGGGTAGAAACCAACGTGCACTTGAGTTGCTCACTGGGACGAGCGAATATTCTGTAAGAAGCTTGGCTTATTGGTTGAAGAGAGGTTATACACAAACCCAGGCAGAAACCGAGGTGCGTAGAGTGCAATCCCATAATAAAACACCAGAAAGTATCGCACAATGGCTAAAAACTTTAGCAAACAAAAGTTCTGAAGAGAAGGCACTCATAAATTTGAAGCGCAGCCACACCATAGATGGTATTATGGCAAGAGGATATGATGAAGAACAAGCAACATCTATGAGTATAGCCTACTTCTCTAAAAGGAAAAATCATAGTCTGATAAGCCAGAAGATGTTTGATATGATCAAGGATCGCATAGGCGAATCTGGATTATATTATAAATCACTCAATTATGAACGCCAGTTAAGTAGATTTTGTGTGGATTTTTTTGATGCGAGTAGTAGTGTAGTAATAGAGTTTTTAGGTGATTATTGGCATGCCAACCCTTGCAAATATAAGGCATCAGATAAAATATATGATAAGTCAGTTAGTTTGGTTTGGCTTGATGACAAAAGACGGATACATGCTATAAACTCACATAAGGACGTATCTCACGTCTACATAATTTGGGAAAGTGAATTCAGAGACAACCCTGCCGATACAGTTGCATACGCAGTAGAATGTATAAATCAACACAGGAAAGAAAGATTAAATGACAGAACAGATTGAAGAAAAAGAAATCACTGTTGGAGAACTAAGAGAATTATGGTTCTCAGGAGAATATGATATTGAGCTGGACACTCCTGATGGATATCAACCAGTAACAAATTGGTTTGATAAAGGTCCCCTTCCTATAGTTGAAGTCAGGCTTGACAATGGGGCAGTCACTCGTTGTGCAGCAAGCCATCTTGTGCAAGCTCTTCAAGATGGTGAACCCATCTGGAAGCTTGCGAGCGAATTGGATCAGGGGGATCAAATTTTGACTCTAGACCCACACGCTCCGTATGGTAGAGTGATAGAGATTATTGATCAAACAACTGAAGATTGTTATGACTTTGAGATTGGTCATGAAAATCATCGTTATTGGGGCGATGGAATCAGCAGTCACAACTCTGGAAAATCCTTTCTTGCATCAGGCAACATTATCTCAAATGCCCAAAAGAAAGATGTGTTTGTGGTGTTGATTGACACTGAGAATGCACTTGATGAAAGTTGGCTCAAAGCGTTGGACGTTGATACTAGTGAGGAAAAGCTGCTCAAGGCTAACATGGCCATGGTTGACGACGTAGCCAAACTTATCAGTGACTTTATGAAGGATTACAAAGCTCGTTATGGGATATTACCTGAAGATGAACGTCCTAGAGTATTGTTTGTGATAGACAGCTTGGGTATGTTGCTAACACCCACCGATGTCAATCAATTTGAAAGTGGTGATCTCAAGGGAGACATGGGTAGAAAACCACGGGCACTTGCAGCATTGGTCAGAAACTGCGTTAACATGTTTGGTGAATATGATGTGGGAATGGTTTGCACAAATCATAGTTATGCCAGTCAAGACATGTTTAACCCTGATCCTATCATCAATGGAGGCCAAGGACAAATCTACGCTTCAAGTATTGTGATTGCCACACGCAAGCTCAAGCTCAAGGAAGACGAAGAGGGCAACAAGATCAGTGAAGTACGTGGAATTAGAGCACAATGCCGTGTGATTAAAACACGTTACAACAAACCTTTTGAGACAGTTGAAGTCAAAATTCCATATGATCGTGGCATGGATCCCTACAGCGGGTTACATGATCTGTTTGTGCAAAAAGGATTGCTCACTAAAGAAGGCAACAAATGGTGCTACACTTGTGTGGATGGTTCTCAAATCAAACAATTTGAAAAAGCTTGGAATCGCAATGAGGATGGATGTCTAGATAGGATAATGGATGAATTCCATCAACGGTTTCATAATACACCAATTGAGGCCATAGTAACTGATGAGTGATCACATGCGTGTGTTGCGCAGATGTGGCCGCAACTTGCAGAACCTTGATCCAATCCTAGTTTAAATATGTCTTAAGATAAACCCAGAGGATCACCCATGGCCAAACCATCCAGTCAAACTGTCATGCTGATAAATGACGAACATGA